CCAAGCGCATTGATGTTGATCGTTGGGGTGGCCCCAGAGGTCGTGTGAAATACCACGTCGAACTCTTGCCCCGCAGCATACGCGCTGATGGCGGGGCTGGGGGTAAGAACGAACGCTGTAGACGTCCCCGTGGACGTGAATGAAGTGACCGTCTGGTTCTGCACCGTACTTGACGAAAGAACGGTACTCGGCAAGCTGCCCGGGCTGGGGGAGATGATGCCGTACTGGACGATTGACAGCCCACTGTCCAGCGTGGTGCTATCGTTCACGACCGTGACCGTTGTCACCCCCGCGCCGAACGACGAGTTGGAGATCGTGCCGTAAGCCAGCCCCGCAGTCACGCTGCACTTGACCCGACGCCCAACAGCGTAGGTCGCCGTCTGATCACCTGCAACTGTAAAAGTGGTCGCCCCCGTGTACGTGGGGGAGCTACCAGTCAGCCACTCGCTGACCGTCTGCGTGGGGTACGTGGCGTCGTTGACCCCGCTGATGTTGTCGTACGTGCTGCCGACCTGTACCCCCGTGGAGTCAGTGACCACGAACTTGTAGGACGAACTGCCAGCCAACCACACTTCTTGCGGGGCGCGGCCAGACGAGTCAAGGATGATAGGATTGGAATTGACAACGCCCTGCGAACTATCGATGTAGGTCGCAGCAGGGGTCGTCGTTCCGGCGATGTAGGTGTAAATCTTCCCGCCAGAGAGCACTCGCCCGCTGTTATCGAAGAACTGTGCCCCAGCACCAAATACAGGGGAAAGATATGCGCTCATTTACGAGGCTCCTGTTGGTTGGCATTGTAGCCCGCGCCCGCGCCCGTGGCAAGTGGAGCGCCTGTCATTTGAAACATGGGGGTGCGCTGGCCCTTCTTGATTGGAACTTCCAGCCAGCGGTGCCCAGAAGAATCTATGTGTTCCGTCGCACCTAACGACTTGAGGTAATTCTCATACTCCTTCTTGTAGCGCGAGTATATGCCGTGATGCTGCGGGCTGAACAAGGGGGTGCCGGGTGGGTCGTTTTCGTGTTCTTTGTAGAACTTCTCATCGGCAGTGAGGTCTCCCCCAGCAAGCGCCCGGGTCTCATTTCCTGCATCCTCTGGCTCCCAGCCTTTGGCGAGGTATTTCCGCGATGCGGCCTCTTGGTCGTACAGCCTAGCAAGTTGCTGGTTAAGGAGTTTGGCGCGCTCAATAGCAGGTGCATAACCTTCAGCTACCGAGCCTTCGAGAGTCTTAAGCTGGTTCTTTAACAGCCATTGCTCAGTGTGAATTGCCTCGAACTCATCTTGCCACCCCTCAACCTTGGCAATCGTGTCTGCATCCGCGAAGCGAATCTTAGTCTGCCCCTCCTTGGCAGCAGTGCCGATTTCCTCGTTGATAAGCCTACGCTCCCAGTTCTTGCGCATGGGCTCTAGCTTCTCGGTACTGCTCTTTCCTGCGAGCTTTGAGGCGTACTCTGCCTTCTTTACATCTGCCTGATCTACAAGCCCCTCTAAGATTCGATACAGGAAGCGGTCAGCTCTCTGATCGGAAAGGGGGTGACGCTCAGCCATAAAATTGGCGTTTTCTATCTGTGCCTTTTCAAATTCCAACTGCACGTCATGGGGCATACTCGTCTTGAGGTGATCCATCACCTCAAGAGTTTCTTTACGACTACGCCTAGAGTACAGAAGGCCGTCGGCTAGCGTCTTAAGATTTAGATGCGCATTACTCCACTCGGCTCTACGCTGCTCATATAGATCACGGGTGCCTTTTGGTAGTGCCACCTCAGCAGGTTTCTGCATCAAGTCCGACTGCACCTCTACTACGTGGGGGATGCCGTTGTCGTAGAATACTCTAGAATGCCCGAAGTAGCGGGGCTCTGTGAAGTGATTATCGGTTCGGTCTACCACCCCCTCCGGGGCCTTCCAGATAGTCGTACGCGCCGCGCTACTGTTTCCACTAATTCTATCCAATCCGTAGTTGGCATACCTAGATGTGGGCTCGGGAGATAACCTAAAGTTCTCAGTCTCAGCCTTCGCCCCAGCCACGAGGTCTTCAGCGCGGATGCTGCCGTTCTCAGCCTTGAGCATCACAGCATTCAAGATGTCCTTCTCCGCCTTGGAGATGTCCGGCCTGCGTAGCTGCTCTTGGATCATGGAGATGGGAATGACCCCTTTCTTCTGCGGCAGTCGCTCCAGAGTCTTCAGCGTGTGGGTCTCAGGGTCGAGTGCTTCTGACAGGGGAATGGGGGCAGGTTCCTTTGGGATCTGTCCCGAGGACGCGACGATGGCCCCATTGTTCGGCGCGTTACCGTACACTGCCTCATCGCTCCAAAGCAAGTCCTTGTAGGGCACACCAGTCTGTCGCATGCCAAGGGGGAAGATCTGCCTACGCTCGGCGTCGTTCATGTCCAGCCGCTTGGCCTGCGAGTTGCCTGCTGCTTCCCCGCTGGCCCGGTAGTACCTACGCTCCCCATCATCCTTACCAAACGTCTTGGTCAGCGTAGCGTCATCCGCCCCGGAGTTGCCGAACTTCTCAATACTGCCCACCCCATGATCAGTCTCATGGGCCAGAATTTGACGAATGGCGCGTGAGTTCCCAAGCTGGTCGGGGTTAATGTAGATCTCTTTAGTCTCAGCGTTCAGAAATCCACCGCCCTCTTGCGGAAACTTGTGGTTGGGGTCAAGTACGACCTTGTACCCCTTCATGTCTGGGTAGTTCCTGTAGAGGGTCGGATGCTTCCAGACTTCTTCGAGGGGGAGCTCAATTCGCGCCTTGATGCCGGGTGTGAATCTGCCACTCAGCGTTTCTTGGGCCTCGCTATCCGCCCACTCGCGGCGCAACCTGCCGTCCCCACCCTCAAACCAGCCAGTATCTCGGTGCTGCACCACTTCCTTGGGAATTACGGACATCTTGGCTGTTTCTGGGTCAACCGCCCGCTCCCCCATCGTGATCAGTCGCGCTGCGTTTTGGGCTTTTCGCTCCTCTGGAGTGGCCGCGTCCACCGCGTTAGTGCCTCCGATATACCCGCTTTGCCCCTGCCGACGCGGCCCCAGCTTGCTGGACGGCAGTGTAGCTGCCCGCATGCCCACGCCCCGCACCAACGGGGCAATCTGAGCAAGCGTTCCCACCTTAAATCCGACCTCTCCGGACTTCCTAATGGCCTCGGCATCGGGGTGTAGCACACTGAACCCCTGTTCGTCAGGGGGAGCGCCCAGTGCGCCGGAAACTGCGGCGTAGGTACGAGGATCTTTGAGCGAGTTAACGTCGTTGCCCGCAGCAATTTCACGAGATTTGGCACCCTGCTTCGCAATCTGCGTGTTGTACGTCGCGGGGTACTTGGCGTAGAACGCCTCCAACGTGGGTGCGGTAGAGTCCGCAGGCCCTTCAGTCGGCTGATCCCCCCACTTGGCGGGGTACTTCTCTTTCCAGTTGTCGACGTTATCGCCCATAATCGCAATGCTCCGCGTACCCCAGCTTGTGTAGGACGGGGAGCTGCTCTTCCAAGCACTCGCCGACGTCATCGCGTAGGATGTGGTTGGATACGTGAAGCTGGTCTGCAGTCTTGTAGGCACGACGAGCGGCCTGCTTGACGTCCTTGCCGAAGCCAGTAATTACAGCCACGTAGTCCCCCGCAGTGGCCCACATCTTGCGCTCTAGGTACTTGTCGCCATTCATGTCTGGCAGCTTTTCGACCTGAACTGCTTGCGGATGAATGTGGTCGCGGTTGCCCCGGGTAATCCCATACACGGGCACACCCTCGAGTTCTTCGCGGGGCTTGTTGCCGTACGGAAAGTCTCCGTGGGCAAGCACGAGGCAGCACCCAATGTCTTCCCTGAAGGAAGTGCTATCGACACCCTTCAGAGCATCGGCCATCCATGCCACGGGGTCACCAGTGGTAGCTCCGAGCATCATGTTAGCGATGGGCCAGCCTAGGCGGCAAGTCCATTCCGTTGGCCACGGCTTGCCCTCTTCGTCGATGATGAAGCCAAGCGCAGTGTCCCCCACATGCCCCAGCTTGAGCAGAGCATCCTCTAGCTTGGCAAGCGTCTCGTCGCCCAGCTTGCTGGTCTTGGTGAAATACGCAATCGTACCCATCTCGCCAGTATTCGGGCCGTGGTTGCCGGGCATGAGCTTCTTATGCTCAAAGCTCTCATTCCACTGGCCGACCCAGCCCTTGCTCCCCATGAAGCGAGACACGCCCATCTCAGTCCCTTTGACGAACTTCTGGAGCATAACTTCCCCCTTCGGGGGTGGGGTTCGTCTCATCCAAGCTACCAAGTCCGCTGGCGACTTGCTGACGTAAGTAAGCGACTTGTCTTCGTTGTCGCCGAGAGTTTTGAACACGAACCTTTCTTCGGTCTTTAGAACGTGTTTTTCTGCTTCGGCCATCGTCTTGAAAGTCTGGTACGGGGCGCATTCGATACCTACCTTCTCCAACAGTTTCATCCCAGTGGCGCGGCTAACTTCCAGCTTAACAGATTCTGGGCTGGGGGCGAACACGGGGTAGCCCTGCCGCTTGAAGAACGCGAGCCGCTCGATGTAGTCATCGTTGGACGTACAGAAGATCAGATCGGCCCATTTGGTGAACGACACCCAGTTGTCCACCTTGTCCACTCCCTTGAACCCCTTACCGATGTTCTTGGAATTCGTGTCGCGGGGCTTGATGAACCACTTCACCTCGTGACCTGCCGCAGCCGCCCGCAGCACGAAGCTGAGTCCTACCCCGTCCTGATCAATGAGCAACACCTTCACTGCTTATCCTTCATCTTGTAGGGGCTGATGGCAGCGCTCGTCGCTCCAATGGCTGCGGATTCCGTGGGGGTAATGCCCTGCCCGGTAAGCCCCAGCAGGTTTTCTTCGTGCAGGTTCTTCACTGCGGGAATTCGGTCGGCAAGCTGAACCCCGCGCCGCCATACCGACGCTCGCGTGGACACATCCTCAGGACTAGAGGTGATGGTGCGCCCAGTGACCACCGCAGGGGCGCTAGGTGGGCGAATCCCGAATGTGACGCCGAGCTCCCCAGCCTGTCCGAGCGGGTGGCGGTCGAAGGGAACTTCCTTGGCCTTGAGAAGCTCCCCCAGCTTCTGCAAGTTGACGTTGCCGGCGAAGTCAATGCCCTTGTGGGCTTCGAGCTCAGCAAGCGTCTTCGTAGCGGCGTACTGTGGGTTGAGTTTCTTGAGCGCCTCGCGCACCCCGGGGTTGTTCCGTTCTACCGACTGGTCGATGGCGACTATGACATCCCCGATGTCCCTACGGTCGATTTCGTTGGTGTTCGCCCACTTGCTATTGCTGAGCTCGTTGCGCAGCAATTGAATCTGATCGCCCTTCAGCTTGATCTTTGTGACATTGCCTGCATTCGCAGCCACTTGGCGATCAAACGCGTCGGCAATGAAGTTAGCCACTTCCTTAGCCTTGCGGGTCATCATGCTGTACGGGCGCTGCTCCTGATCACGAACCAAATCGCGCAGCTCCTGTGCAGCGGAGGCATCCACGTAGAACGACCTGCTCGGATCGTAAATTGCGTCATACTGCTTACCAAGGGTTTTCAGTCGCTCCTGTATGAACCCGGGCTGGCCGTTCGCGCCCGTGGGGGCAATGTTTTCTACCTGAAGACCGGTAGGGGCTGTGACCAACTTGTTGCCCGCGATGGTGTTCGCTGCCCGTTGCGCCTCTGTAGCCCCACTGTGCTCAATTCGCGCCGCGCCAGCACTAGTCTGCCCGGGGCTAATGTCGAACCCCAGCTTCTTCGCTGTAGCCCAAAGTTCTTTGGCCTTGGGGGTCGTGGACGACACGATGGCTGGGTTGCCGAAAAAGAAGTCAGCAACCTTTTTCTTTGCAGCGCTACCGATTTCGCCCGCGCCGCCCAGCGCAGCGCCAGTCGCAGCCCCCATCTCAAACTGCCCGACCTTCGCGGGGAGCATTGGTTGACCTTCTGGGACGCCTGTGGTCGCCGCCGCCTGTACGCCGCCCTGCAACGCCGCGCCCATTACCCTTGCGACAGGTCCTAGAGCCTGCGCACCCGCTGTGACTGGCCCCAGTAAGGCAGCGGCAGGGGCAGCGGCAACCATGCCGCCTATGGCTTGCCCGACCCCTTGTGCGACTGGGCCATACTGCTGCATTTCCTTGTTCAGCGGGGCCACCTGCTGAGTGAATACGCTGGGCTTGCCAGTCGCCATCTCCAGTGGGGCGAGCGCCACCTGCCCCATCGCGTTGCTGCCCTGCTTGGCTGCGGTAGCGATAGCACCGGGCATGTCAAGTAGGGAGTTGACAATCTTCTGGCGAACGGGGTGCTGTGGCGACTCTGCTACCTTCGCTGGAGCCGGGGAGTCCGTCGCAGCGGGGATGCCCTGCGGGGTCTTCTTAGGTTCAGCCTTGAACTCTTCCCACGGAGCGGCTTCCGTGGAGAAGTCTTCCCACGGCCCGCTCATTGTGCCTTCTCCCAGCTACCTCGGTCTGCAGGATTTCCTCCCTTGTACCGATAGCCCTTGCGAACTTCTCCCACCTGAGGCACCGCCACATCGGGGCCATCAGCCTGCGGAGAAGATTCCGCAGGCGGCTTCCCGCCCGTAGCCCTTGCGATTTCTCGCTCAAGGCTGGTGATGTCGGAGTTCAGGCGGGCCTTCACCGCTGGATCAGTAGCCGCCCGGTACTCCCTACGAGTTTTCTCAAGTTCAGCACGCTGAATCTCCACCGCTGGTGCGTCGCGGGCAGCTTGCTCTGCCGGGGTCACCCGGGCGCTGCCCCGCTGCGTGAGCTTCGTGATGTTGCTGATGCTCTTGGCAATCTGCTCTTCCATCGACAAAGTACGCGCAGTCATTTCTTTCGGGATAATGTCCTGCATGGCCGCGAACTGCTCGCGGGTCATGTTGCTGTTGAAGTACTTCTGCGCTTCCTTCAGTGCAGCCACCGGAGTGCCCGCCGCGCCTGTCGTAGCGGACAGCACCTTACCAATGTCGGCCTGTGTGGAGATGATCAGGGAGTCCAGCTTGGCAACGTCTGCATCCCCCTCAACGGCCCGACGCCCAGCACGAATCCAGCGCTCCAGCACCGGGATACCTGTCTGGTCTACCTTGTCGATGATCCCTTCCATGAGCTTGAGGTTCTTAAGGATGGTGTCTTCACCAGACTTAATCACCCCGTACTGCTTGGTCAGGTTCGCCACGCTGGACGCCTCAGCCTTGAACCGTGCGTTATCTGCCAGCCCGGACGACCCTTCCTGGATGGCAAGGCGGGCCGCGAGCATGACAATGCGGGGGCGCAGCGGGCTGGTCTGCCCCAGACTGGGCATGCGGCGAGTGACGTTGTACTCGCGGGCGATGCGCTCTTCCTCTGGAGTGGGCGGCATCGCAGTGAAGTCCAACAACTTCTGCTGCTGGACAGCGGTATCCCCTGCCTTGGAGCCCATCTTCTGGCTTCCCAGTGGGATGGCCGGAATGGCCGTGCGCTCCCCGTCCTTGTCGATCGCGAAGACCTGTCCGGTCTTCGTGCTTTTGACTATGGCTTCGCCCCCGGGGCCAGTCCACTGCTCCTCGGGGCCAAGGCCGAGCGCCATGTTGTCGCTACGCAACTGTGACTCTTCAGCCAGTCGCTCTGACTTCTTGGTGTCCGCGACTGTCTTGTTGTTCAGAATCTGTTGCTTCTTCCAATTGGTCATTTCAGACCAATTCCTGAAAGCTGGCTGGTCCAAGCTCTGCAGGTAGGACATCGCCTGCTGGTTCCAGCGCGGTTGCCCAGTGGGGAGCTTCTGCTGCGCGAATTGTTGCAGCGCAGCATCACGAGCTACCGTCCACTGCTCTGGGGGTAGCGGCTTCTCGGACAACGGTGCAATCACTTTGGAGAGCTGCTCCAAGTCATCCAGTTCCCGCTTCTTGTCCGCATCAGCCAGTTGCATGACGGTCTGGCGGTACTTGGCAGCGGCTTCCTTGGATTTGTTGCCGTAGTCAGCCAGCTTCATGTAGTGATCTGGAGATACTCGACCCTTGAGATCTTGCAATGCCTTGTCAATGCCCTCAGGGGTAGCCAGATCGCCCCCGTAGGCTTGGTACTCTTTCAGAGCTTGCGTGAAGTGCGCCTCGTCGTCAATCTGCCCGACCTGTTGGTTGGACTTGGCAATATTCAGCCGCGCAGTGGCGCCCTTGTTCATCGCTCCTGCGATGTCGACCGGCTCTACTTTCTGAATTAGGCTGGGGCCGATTTCCATGTTAGTTATCCCGGATGTACTGGTTGATGTCTATGTTGCCGCCGACTCTGTTGTCCAGCGTGGGGTCTATCCCCTCCATGGGGTACTGCCCAGTGGACGTAGACGTCGTGTTGCCAGTAGTCAGCCCCACCCCATTGGTCACCGGGTTCAGCCCCAGTGTACTAACTAGCGTATTGGGATCGGTTACGGGGTTAATGGTCACCCCGTTACTGGTGTTGTCCCCACCAGTGATGGTCGTCATGCTGTTGGTGTTGTTCGTTCCCGTACTGAGGCTAGCGTTCGTACCTGTGGGCATACTACCAGTGCCTGCATTGAAAACACCAGTACTGAGGCTAGATCCGCCGGGGCCTTTGAGCGCTCCATATGCAGAGATGGCGTTTTGAATGCCTTGATTCTGTGCGTTGGCTGCCCCAGTGATTCCGTCCGCCGCAGCCTTTCCACCGGCTACCTGAAGATCAGTCAAGTTCTTGGACGCGTTGCTGGCCATGTTCGCACCTTGCGTCATCGCGGTCTGCACCCCGGCCCGATTGCTCTGCATGTTGGCCAGCCACTGATTGAACGCCTGCTGCTCGTACTGAGCGGCATTGGCTTGTCCGAACTTGGTCAGGCCAGCCAGCGTGTTAGAGCTGAGCAGTCCACCCTTCGCCGCCGCACCGGACTGGATGATGTCCTGCCCTTGGGTCTGGGCAAACTGCATGGCGGGAGTGTTCTGCGCATCCGCCATCGTGAATGTTCTGTTGTACTCCCCGCCAGGAGCGATCCCAGTCATGTACTGATCAAGCGCCGTCTTTCCAGCATTGGTGTACGGGTCGTAGTAGTCCTTGACTGTCTTCTCGGATGCGGTGATGCTGGCGATGAGCTTGTCCATCGCGCTAGTAATCGCGTTGGCCGAGTTGTTCCCACTGAACAGACTTGCGAGGGTAGCAAGAAGCTGAGCGTTGTTTGTATCGCCCAGAATTCCACCGATACCGCCACCCGTAGTCCCGCCACCCGTAGTCCCGCCACCCGTAGTCCCGCCACCCGTAGTCCCGCCACCCGTAGTCCCAGTGCTGACACTCGTGGACAAACTGCCGTTGCCGTCAATGACAGTGACCCCAGTGCTATCACCAGTACTAAGGCCAGTGGACAAGCTACCAGTGATCGTATCGCTCGGGTTGCCCCCATTCCCAGTGCCGGGATTACCAGCGCCGCCGCCGCCGTCGATGACGGTGACCCCAGTACCGTCGCCTCCAGTCACGGTACTGAGGCTGCTACCTGTTCCAGTGCTGAGGTCAGCCCCAGTGGCTGTGCTGAGGCTGGTTCCTACTCCAGTGCTGAGTTCCGACCCAGTGGAGGTACTGAGACTAGTGCCTACCGTCCCGCCCCCCGTGGCGTCCGCTCCCAGCCCCAGTCCCGCGAGTACAGCGGGGTCTACCCCAGTGCTGAGGCTGCTGGGGCTAGTCTCAGTACCTGATGTCGAAGTACTGAGACTGCTCGTCGGACTACCGTCCATGCCGTACTGGACACCAGTGCTGAGGCTGGCGAGCTCGGAGCCAGTGTTGCCGCCGATGCTTCCAGTTCCTGCCGAAATGCCAGTGCCAGTAGCTGGATCAGCTTGACTGGCGGTACCGCCACCCAGCGAATAGTCCACGGCCCCGGGGGTGCCGGGATTGCCGTAGTCCGGCCCCTGTAGCCCAGTGCCCGTATCCTGAGAGACTCCAGTATTGGGATCTCCGACGATGTCATAGATGGACTTGTCTCCGGGCTCCACCGCGTTGGGGGCCGACGGCTTAAGCCCCAGCCCCGAATCTTTGACCGAAGCGTTCAGAGCATCGGTGTTTGTGATTACCGGATTGCCAGACATGTCGTACGTGACTGACGCCTCTCCGGCCTTTGTATCCGGAAGTGTTTGATTATTCAGCGTGGCCGTAGTGCCGACGTTACTTGTGGTGGGGTCAGTAACTGCGTCGGGCGCAGTGCCGACAATGGGAGCCTCTCCCGCTTTCGTGTCTACGGCAGTCTGATCGTTGAGGGTAGTCTGGTTGCTGGTGTTATCCGCGAACTCCGACCCGTACTTGCTGCTCTCAGTCTCATCGAACGGAATAAGGTCGGGGTCTTCCCCCTCGACAATCTTGGAGCTCATGTTATTGAGCGCCCCCAGCACGGTGATGGGGCTGGGGGTAGTCCCCGTGATCGCAGCCTGCGTGATGATGTTGGACAGAGCCCCGAGACCGGGGCTCTTGGTGTTGTCGGCTACAGCGCCGCCAACTACAGATCCAGCAGCCCCCGCCACAAGCCCAGCTCCAATGTCTCCGCCAGAAAGAACAGCAGACGTGCCATTGGCCGCTGCAGAGCCAATGGCCTTCGCAACGGTGGGGGAGAGCCCGCCATTGGATGCCATTGTTTGCGCCATACTGCCCACGCCACCAGCGGCCCAGCCAATCGCAGCCCCCTCCAACGCCTTACCGACGTCGCCGCCGTTAAGCGCGACGTTAATGGCGGTATCCCCAATGACCTTAGTCACTGCTGGGCTGAGGTCAGTGATGCCAACCATGTTGGCGAGTGCCTTACCGACTGTCTGGCTGATAGTAGTCGCGGAGGTCCCCCCGGCAGCAAGGCTGGTAGTCAGTCCTCCGGCCCCGGCACCCGCGCCAACCGCCTCAGTCAGCAGCGCAGCGTTGGTGGCTCCTGCGGCGCCCAGTCCAGCCGCAGTATTGCCAACGATAGTAGTAGCCGTGGGCGCGACAGCCCCAGCCCCGCCCAGCGTAGCCGATCCGGTAAGTGCAGCATCCGCGCCAATCGCGCCTCCTGCTGTCGCAGCTTCTGCCGCAGCCCCAGCCCCAGCCCCAGCCCCACCTCCTGCTCCTGAGAATAGCCCGGGGGCGAACAGCGCCGCGCCCATCACGCCCAGAACCAGTCCAAGCCCTATGTCTGGCTTGTAGTATTCTTGCTTGTATCGTTCGTATGCCTGCTGGTACGTCTCGCCCCTCTTGAGCGCCTCTGCTGCGTCCTCGGGCCTCAAATGATTCTGGCCATTCGACGCGTACTGCATGACGGTCTCTATAGGCATGCTGGACACCCCACGCTTGTCCAGTTCCGAGTAAATCTTAGCGATGTCGATAGGTGTTCCGGCAATCCCTACTGGCATCTCCCCAGTGTAGCCGAGCGCGGATAGGACTGGCTTGTATGCCGCGTCCATTGAATCTTTGATTTGCTTCTGCGAGTAGCTATATGCGTCACCACCGTAGTCGCCAGACCCGACCGGCAGGGTTCCCGCCATCGGATCAAGGACCTTTGCTACGTCGCCAGCTTGCTTCAGCGCAAGGGCAATGGTCTTGGAGTCAGACGTTGGTGACAGCCCAGCAAGGTCGACGGACGTGTACGGGTGGTACACCGATTTGAATTCTTCCTGTGCAGGATCCCACTCCCGAGTCGTCGTCCCCTCAAGAGGGTCTCTAGCCGGAGCCTGCGGGGCTGCGACAGCCTGTCTTGCATTCTGCAGTGCGGTAGAGATAAACGTCGGCGCGGGAGCGACTGCGGCGGGAGCGACTGCGGCGGGAGCGACTGCGGCGGGAGCGACTGCGGCGGGAGCGACTGCGGCGGGAGCTTGGAGGAAAGCCGGGACGTTGGCTCCTTCATCAGCCATCGAATAGATGGGGATTACTGCTTCGTCGCCGCCAAACATTGGATAAGGCATTGTGCGTCTCTGTCCTAGTAGAGTCTATACCACGTTGAAGATGCGCTCGCGTAAGTGTAGCACACCCCCACGCCCGCAGCAAGCGTCGTGGCAGCGTTCTTTACGGTCTGCCCGGTGGCTGGGGTCAGGGTGAGCGCCGTGATGGCGTAAGTGGATGAAATACGAAACTCCATACCTTCGTACGGAGCGGCTGGCATGTTAATCGTGCCCGCTGCAAGCGCCCCAGCCGGAGTGAGTATCAACTTGCTAATGCTGGACGATGGGGTTACAGTGAACCCATTCGTCACGGTCTGGTACGACGAGATGGCGTAAAACTGCACACCAGTCAAGATGTTGACAATAGAGCCCAGCCACATCTTCCATGGCAGACTAAAGACCCCTCTCGGGGCCTCTAGCACCGGGGTCTCATAGGGTGCGCCGTTCATGCTGTTTCAGCCGACATTTCGATGTCGGCGCCCGCAATAATGAAGGGAATGGGGTCGGTCAACGTAAATCGCAGTACGAAATCGCGGGCAGACCCAAGCCGATCCCACTTCACCCGAGGAGTGCTGTACTGCCCCACCCTACCGACAGTACGAGTGCGATCGCTGCCAAAGGTGCGGCCATTGTCTCTTGACACAGCCATGGAAATGTGGTAGTCAGCCCCCTGCGGCACATCCCCCGTATCCATCTGAAGTTGAAGCTCGGTGATCGAAAATTCATTACTGCCGTTCCTGATATGCTTGGTTGTCACCTGATGCACGATCACGTTGCCATCATCCGAGTACGCCACTGTGGACATGCTGTACAAATTTTCTGTAGTGGAGTCGCAGAACACGTTCTTCTGATCGAACACTACGCTGATATCGCCGTAGTGCCGCCCTGCAAGCACCCCTGTCTGAGCGATAGACCAGAGCTTGGTGGTGCAGTCGTACAGTAGCGTCTTGTCAGCCGTAGGGAACGTGAGCTGATACATGTCGTGTCCACTGACGCTGTACGTCATCGCCACTGCGTCGGTGATGTCGTACGACAGTGCCATTGTGGCGATAATGTCCTCGACGTCGGGAGTGCTGATTTTGGTCGGCTGGTACCCAGTAATGGAGAACACGGACACGCCGCCTTGCCCCGCCACCCCAAGGAAAATCAGCTCGTTATTAACGATGGCGCGACTGTATTTCGCAGCCAACCCGTAAGTCTGTGTCGTACCAGTGATTTTCTGGAATGGTTCGGGGGTAAGGCCCGCGTCCTGCCAGTATTCGGTAGATCCAGTTCCCCACAGCACCAGCACCCCATTGAAACTGTCCACCGCGCTGAGCAGGTCGCTGTACTGCTCCTTAGTCGCGTAGATGGGCAGGCTGGATGCAGTCCAAACTAGCCCGTCAAGCGCAGCACTGACGTAGAACTCTCGGGTTAGCGGCTTTTCAGTGATGAACCGACCGCTGAGGAACGTAACTGTCGTACAGCCATTGGGGAAGTTGATGTCGCTGATGGTAGTCAGCGTACCTGCCCCGATGTCGTAGATGTAGCCACCCGTGCCGTCCACGATGCAAATCTGCACGTAGTTGTCCGACATGCTGACCCGACCAGTAGTGGTCGGCATGTTGGCCACCTTCGCAATGGCCCCGGCAGTGGTGACTGAGAACAAGAACCCAGCGGCCACAACGTAGAGGATATCTCCAACAACCCGCATTCCTCGAACTGGGCCTGTGGGAAGAGCGTACAGTGGATACGATCCGGGGGTGCCGCGAACAATCACTCGGACCCCTGTTTCGTCCTTGCGAATCTCGTAGAAGCAGTTCAGCCGGTTCTCAGCGGCTACAGCGAAATTGCTGGCGTGAAGCCCAGTACCGAATAGGTTGATGGGCTTCATGCTTACTCACTCCCGGGCTGGAAGTATCGAGTTTCGATCTCCGGGTCCTTGCCCTGAGCGATGAGTAACGACTCCTTCTGCAGTCCATCCATGGCAGGAGTCCACGCTGCGTTGAACATGGGGCAGCACTCTTTGGTCAGCCCCCAGCACAGTGCGCGATACCACTCCTGCGGGTAGTATGGGGTGTCTGTGCTGTTCACGAAGTCCTGCACTGCCTGCATGAACGTGATTGCGATATGCTTCGACACATCGTTGCTGCCCGCCACATCAGTGTATAGGTAGCTATCCCCGAGTTGATTCTCGTAGTAAATTGCCCCGGGGTCGCCGATATTCGTGGTGTTGACCTTGTCAGGCAGAAAGTCGTAATCACGAGACTGCATGACATCTAGTGGGGTGTCACTGTTCTCGTAATCCCGCAGCACGGCAGACTCGATGAATAGCGGCTGCTGCGCCGTCGTCGTGTAGGAGAATACGACGCTCCCGCCAGCACTGGGGGACGGAACACCAGTGGTGAGGTTGACTGTGAGTGCGCCGAACGAGGCAATGGTGTCCCAGTACAGGTCTCCAGTGTCCAACGCCACGGCCACATGATCCCCAACCGTCATGCCAGACAGAGAAGCGACCGGCATTGTCGTGTCGTTCGTCGCCATGTCAGCGGTCGTCACAGTGGTGACGTAATTCTCCGTCCACCCAGTTGACGACGGCCCCACGGAGTAGCGCCCCGTGGTGGAGTGAAGAAACAAGTGCCCGTGTTTGCGCGTCCACACCTTCAACCCCGGCGCAAAGTCTGCCCTCCCCATCCACTGCTTGCACAGGAGGTTCAACTTCCTCGTGCAGTCAGACATGATGGTGTCATCGATGGGATCAATCCCGTCGATTTTCTTCAGGTTGAGCAGCGCCTCCCGTACGATGTCATCACGGGAGACCGAGAACGTGTAGACGCCGCTAGTTGACATAATCGTGCAGAGCCTTTTCAATCACGGGCCATGCCTGCGCCATGCCGATATCGGCCTGACACTGTGCACAGCTTGTTTCCTTGTCCATCTTGCAGAATTCCCACGTGTGATGCAGCATGTGGCATGCGGGGGCCTCGTTCTTACCACGACCGGGGCACTCCGTACTCTCGCTAATCAGCGGGTGTACATTGACCCAGTCGCGGGTAAGGTTCTCGTGGGTAGAGTGAGACAGGAACACCACCTTCGGCAAGGGAAGTTGCGCCGCTGCGTTCAGCACTCCGGTCTCTGGACCGATCACCATGTCTGCCACTTCAAGAAACGCCAGTGATTTACGGATGCTCCACGCCCCGCAAGTGCGAATGACTCGCTTCTCTTCCTCCCAACCACCCTCCAAGAGTTGGCACTCCGGCCCGCCCACGAGTACGATGCGAGAAGTGGGGAAGTTCATCAGGATGCTGGCCATCGCTTGATCGAGGTATGGCCATGTCTTGTGCGGGGAACTACCTGCCAGTGACCACATGACCACTGGCCCGGGACCTAGCTTGGCCCGCCCTTCTTTCGCCCACTTGCGCTCTTCAGCCGTGGGATAGAACTTGACCCGAGGCTCGTGCGGGAGCCCGGCCATTTCGTGCTGGAACTCGACGTAGTTCCTGTTCTGCATGCTGTGCCGGACGAGCGGCTTCCATGCGTGGCTGGCGCGGCCAACCATTGATAGGAACGCGCCCTCTACGGTTTCGCTCAGGTTGATAAACACGTCAAACTTCTTTTTCTGCCACTTCCAGAAGGAGCCGAGGTCAGCATTCGGAACCTGATCACGATCAAAGATCATGAACTTGTCGATGTTCGGGTCTTCCAGAATCACCTCAGCGCCGGGCATGGAGGTGATCACTGTAACGTGGTAGCCCTGCTTCTTCAGTCCTGCCCATACTGAGCTGGATTGCATCAAGTCCCCGAACGCACCGTACCGCACGACGCAGGCAGTCTTCTCTGGCTTCGGCTTGTCGCACGACCGGATTCGCTTATTGCCCTCCACCTTGCGGAACACGAGCAGGAAGCTGTACTCGTCGGCCTCTCCGCGCTCTTGACACTCGAGAAGATCGTACCCGCTGGGCATGGCATTGACAATGTCAATGGGCAGGAAGTCGTGCTTGTGGTCAGGGTTGGAGCCGGGCTGCCCGATATTCGGGTACAGGTTCTTGTGCGGCAGATACAACACAAGATACCCATGTACCTTCACCAACCGCCACCACTCCCGCAGCACCTTGCGGAAGTCCACAACATGCTCCAGCGTGTGGCTGGAGTAAACAAAGTCCATGCTACGGTCTGCGAACATGCTAAGGTCGTCTGCCTCAGCCATGACGTCAGGCTTCACCATGAAGCCAAACGCTTGATGGTGAAAATTATCCACACTGATAACGTGCGGCAGCACCTTGAAGTCCCCGGCCCCAATGTCTAGGCCCCGACCCTTCAAATACTCAGCAACTTCCCAGACAATCTTCTTGGACTCGTTGCACTGTGCGTTTTCTGGACTCCAAGTCATCACGCACCTACCGTTTCTGGCAGGCGCCACATCTCCAGCTTGGTCGGGCCGTCCGTGAACTTGACAATGCCAAGGGCGATTGCCGCGTCCCGCACATGATCCCACACTTGGTTGTTGTTCTCAGCCTCGCGGTAGACAATGGACTTGGAGAGTGGGTTCTCCTTGAGGATTTGAAGAAGGAACGCCTTCGCCCCAGCAAGCGGGTCATCCAGCCCCGGAGCGAATGTGGTGTTCTTTGAAAAGACAGGCTTCGGCCCCATGTTGACCGGCTTACCAGCACCATCGAACAGAACACCGTTCTGTTCGTACGCCGCAATGGGGTGCCCGAAAATGGTTCCGTACGGCTTCTTCAAATCCAGTTTTGTCATCATTACTCCCGGTCGAGGTAGTTGTTGCGCTCCACAAAGCCGCCAGCGTCGCCGTAGAACAGGTCCACGTGCTCGCCAGTGTACTGGTCATCACAGCCCTTCATTTCGAGCTTGGTGAAGCCACGCTTCAGCGAGGCTTCACTGGTGAATTCGCCGCTGACGTCAGTTCGCCCGGCCAACGACAACGGCATGTTGTTCGCGGGATCGGGGTCTGTGTTGCTGATGTCCATGCCGGGCGGCGGCTGGTTCCGCTTGTCGCTGGGAGCGATTGCCTTGGTTGGAAGAGTGACCCACCCCTCCTCTTTTTCGGCCGTTGACGGCGGGGTCAGGATTTGGAATTTCTCTTGCAGATGGTCCACGGTGGTCTCCTAGAAGCGAACAAACGCCTTGTGGGTCTTAGACCCCAAAATCCGCTCATGCGGGAATAAACTCTGCACGGCCCGGGTCGCCCCCGGGAGGAGCCCGTAGTCGTCAAACCATATTGTACCGCCCGGGGCCATGCGTGGCAACAGGTAATTGACAGAGTCAATGATGGACTGGTACTGATCACAGTCCAAGTGAGCGAACGCGACTGTCGGCATGTCTACAGCGCTGGCTGGGAACACCCCCTGCACCAGTACCGCGCCCGGTAGCCCAGCGGCAACCGCATCAAGGTTTGTGTCCCCAAAGTCACCGGGCTTGTGCCAGTCAAACTCACCTTGGAATGGTATGCCAGTGAACGTGTCATACCCGTAGAACTTTCGCTCTTGCCGGGTAGCCAGTTCTAGCAGAAACTGTGCAGTGCCTCCTTTGTACACCCCGACCTCTACGAAACATCCTTCCGGAGCTTCTCTCGCCATGTCAATCATTTCCTGAATGACGTCAGTACCTACAAGGGTGGGAAGCGGCATTGCACAATCTCCGTATGGAAGAAAGGCCCCGAAGGGCCTTTCTTGGTTGCGTCACTCCTTGACGTCGCGGGACGGCCATCCGTCGCCGGGGTAGCTGCCAGCGGTGACCCGCTGCATGGGCATCGAGTGGATCTCAGCGTTCTCTTGGTTGCTGATGTCCATGCCGGGCGGCAGGAAGTTGAACTTCGCTGCCTCGCCGTACGGAGTGCCCTGCTTGTCGATGTACCCGTCGGTGATGAACCCGGACGATTCGCCGATGTCGTTGCGAAGGCTCGAAAGCCCTCCGACAGCAGCGTTGACGCCATTGTTCATCGGATTGGCGAATTTCTCGCTGTCTCCGATTTGCCCAGCGGCAGAGCCTCCGCGCACCACCGCGCTGTTCGGCCCCGGGGTATCGACTGGCTTCGTGGCCACGGACTTGAAGGTCTTCTTCATGGTTGGCTCCTTAGTTGCTGATGTCAGCCAGCGGGTCGATGGAGTACTCCATGTGGGGCACTTGGACGGCAGTTGCATCCGTCCCGCGCACCACATAGAAGATATCCCCTTGCGCGAGGGCCACCCCTCCGTCCGCAGTCGACGATCCGGCGCCGGTGCCGCTGATTTGGATGCGGCGGTACCCACCATTCGCCGCGTTCAGAGCGAACGGGCCGTAGGTGCTGGTCACGGTGCCGCTGATTTTGATGCCGGCAATGCTATCGCCGGTACCCGTCGTCGTCACAGTGGCCGTGCCGTTCCACGCAGTGTAGGTCGACGTCCCGGCGGTCACTTGCGTGGCGCCGATGGCGTAGACGTGCATTGCCGTGAACGCTGCGAACTTGCCGAACGCCTTGTTCGCGCCTGCGGTCTGCGCATCGAACTGGTGCATCATCCGCGCCTGATAGGCGGGGTGATCGTACATCATGCTTTTCGTGGTCATGTTGTGTTCTCCTTAAGCCTGAGAATCCCACTTCACGATGCGAGCGTTCGCAGCGAGAGTGTGAACAATGCCGAAGCCGCCGAGGTAATACCACGCGACGCCCTTGCTGCGACCGTAATCGCTGGGGATCTTTCCGCGCATCTCCTCGGGCACTGCCACGGCTTCCGCGACAGTGTCGTTGCCGAACGCGAAGATCCAGTCCGACTTGCCGTTGGCCCATGCCGTCATGTCACCGCCGCTGGCCGTGGCGATGCCGGTCGTGCCGTTGCCCTTGGCGATGTTGGTCTGCTCGACGTAGCGGTTGTTCTCGTAGCGGCCGATCTCTCCGTTCATAATCAACTTGAAGCCGGTGTCACTGTACTGGTGAATCGTCTCGAGGTTGTTCTTGAACGCCCGCAGGGTGGTCGGCCACGCCAGCGAGTAGTAGTCGTCACCGAGGTACGCCGGGATGTTGCGTTCCTTCATCAGGTCAGTCAGCGACTTGGCATGGCCGTTGTTGTAGGCGATGCTGTTCGTGCCAGTGACGGTGCCGTTGGTGAACAGGGTCAGCGCAGCCGTGTCCGTGCCGCCCGTGGGGATCACGCGCAACAGGGTCTGGTTGAACTGTGCCCATGCCAGCCGATCGAACGCCTTGACCGCGTCGTTCTTCAACACCTTCTGGATCAGTTCCTGCACCGGGAACTTGGACAGGTTGTCCAGCTTGCCCGAGTACGGCACCGAGTTGCCCGCTTCCGTCACGGTCAGGGTGCCCTGCGTGATAGTGAAGTTGGTTTCCGGCATGGTGTTCGTCTCGGTCAACACGCCACCGGGGGTGACGACGTCCGAGAAGACATCCCAGGTGAAAATGTCACCCTTCTTCTTGCCTTGTTGGCTCGCGTCACGCACGTCAGCGAACTGACGGAATTTCACGAGCGGTTGAACCGCCATGCGGAGCACATTGCTCAGCTGACGGCTGTACATGTAACCCCCGAGGGAGTTCACTGCCCAGACTTGTCCAGCCATGATTGTTTCCTTAAAGAATTAGCCGCGAGCCCATTGAGGCCCGCCGCGAGCTTTTGCCATCGCCGCGATCACTTGGCTTGGGGATTCATCCTCTTCCTCCTGCGGCGCTCCTGCGGCCCGCACATTGGCAGCGACAGGGGCGGCGGGGGCGGCAGCTTTCGCTGCGCGCTTCGCTTCCAGTGACGCTACGGGTGCGGTGGTCGTGGTCTTCGTCGCGGTCTTGATGAGGTTGTCTTTCCAGGAACGCACCGCGTCGCCGACTGCCTTGTACCGTTCCGCATAGGGACGCGTGTCGCCTTGACGCAGCAGAGCGGCGTCGGCTTCAAGCACCATGCGGTTCAGTTGAGGGTCAGACTTGAGGTCGGAGTATTCCTTGTTGAACCAGTCAATCGCGGTATTGAACTTCAGACGCTCGTCGATCGTTCGGCTGACAGTGTCCATCGTAATGGTAGGACGCTCAGACGAAGACTGCAATTTTGCGATTGCAGCAACGGCTTCTTCTTCGGTGCCCATTTGTATGGCGCGAGCGAGCGCCCGCCTTTCGGCGAGTGATTGGGCCTCAACTTCAGCCGCCGTGGGTCCGGGGGCTACCGGAGCGGGCGGGGGAGCGGCTTGGGCAGTGCGGAGGCGCACTGCTTCTTCGAGATACTGATCCGCAGCGGACACTTTCTGTGCTCGGGCCAGCGCCTCTTCCAACGGCATCTCGACTTCGGAGCCGTTGATCTTGAGCTTGACCATCTGCGGGAGCGGCTGCGGGGCTGGCTCCTCAGTCAGGGGCTGAGGAGCCGGGGGCTCGTCCGTACTCAGGTGAGCTACGGTCTCAGCATCTGCTTCGAATGGGGTTGTGCTGTCGTCGTCATGCACGTCTGCAAGCTCGTCGGCTCGTCCGACCTCAGACTGCAGTCCGATCTGGTTGAGCAGAGCGACGCGGGCATCGTTATTCGAGCCTACCGCGTCACCACCGGAGGGCAGGTGACCGTCACCAGTGCCATCAGCACCGGGTTCGTCGTTGAGAAGCCTATGGGCCATCCGGCGGAACATCATCATCTAACCCCTCAAGAATATTCAGTGAAGTAAGACCTTCTTGGATACCTTCCTCGACCCACTGAACAAAGGCCGAGGCTTTCCACATGTCCGCTTGAATCTGCGTAATTTTCTGTGAGTCCTGCGGGCTAACAGACGCGAATTCTTCGATGGCTGCATTGTACACCCGCAGCGCCCGGGCTTGCAAGTATTTACCAACATCACTTGCACGGAAGGACTCAAGCTGCTTCCCTAGCATGGCTGAAGTGACCAGCATCTCGGTATCACTTGAGTTTGCCATGTGGTGCTCCTAGCAAGGCAACTGAGTGTACCGCCAGACTGCGGATATTCTCAGCGTGTTCTTGCATTGCTGTGATCGTCTCTTTGGAAGTGTTGGACATCTTGGTCTTGGCGAGACTAACCATGTGCGCCGCCGACTTGTCTTCCAGCTTCTTCTTCATCTCCTCAATCATCTGCCCAGCCTGCTTGAGCTGATCCTGCAGCGCGATGACCTGCGGATCGTCTACCGTGAAGAAGCGGCTGCCGTCGCTATACCCCAGATGGCCAAAGATTTCCTTGCCAACTTCGTTGAGATTCATGCCGGGCGGCGGGCTCTTTGTTAGTCCAGCGTAGGCGCTCATCGCTGATAAGAACTTCTGCAACTTCTGCATGGGGTCTGTCGCCCCCATACCGACATTGACAGACAGCGTCAACTCCTGCTGGAGCATGTCATCAGTGACTCGGTCGACCCCGTACTTCTGGAACACCTTAGCGTTCTTCGCGGCCAGTGCGATGATGACTTCGTCAGTCTCGTAGAACTGCTCCAGTAGTACGAGCTGTCGCAGCACTGGCTGCACAAACGTCTCCACGTACACGCGAATCAGATACTCAACGAGAGTTCCGGTACTCTGGCTGAGCATGGACATGTTTCTCGCCGGAGAATTCTGATGCATCCCGCTGGCCATCAACGCTGCGGGGTTGAAGTTGCCCAGCAGCTCGTCCATGTCAAGGTTGATGCGGTTCTGCTCCTCGTAGGCCGACTGAGTCACATCCGGCCAACTGATCTCGCGAACATCCTTTTCGGGGTCGTCCATCATGACCACCCCACCGGGGACATTGCGCACCAGCCCGGCGACGTCGACTTCCTTACCACGCTTCGCGAACCACTTCTTGTTCAGCGCGAACTTGACGTTGTCCATCCGGCTGTTGGCGATCTCGTTGGCCTCGTCCTGTAGCCCCTTGCTAATCTGGTACACGCCGCTGGGCATCACCCGGTGCGCTTCAAGGATACAACACCCCATCTCATAGGGGCGACGACCGTGCAGCACAGTTTCCTTGAGGGGCCGGGGCTCTGTCAGCAGTGCAAGGGTGCCCAGCGTGTAGAACTCGTAGTCGTTGCCCTTGAACTTGTGGATGTGCCGCTGCACCCAGACAGTATCGTAGTCATCGACCGCACCGCTGGCTACGGAATCCGTAGGGTCTTCTCGGTCTTTCTGACGTGCGGCCCGCGTGGTGTCGGGCGTCTTGCCAGCGCGGGACAGCATGCCGTCCGACACGGGTAGCCATTCACCAGACTCAGTCTTTGCCTTCACGTCCATGACGTACATGGGTATGAGCTGAATGACGAATGGTGAGCCATGAATGGGGTCAGTCCATGGGGCCGACGGGCTGATGCGGATATTCTCAACTGGAACGAGGTCCACGCACGGCTTGTCCACTCGTGGCTTCGCCTCCGCTGCCGGAGGCGCGACCTCCAAAGAGTCTTCGCCTTCGGCATGCTCCTCTAAGAGGCTCTCCATCGTGAAGGCCCCCTCGGGTAACTTCCCTTGCGATGGGTTTTCCTCGACTTCGTCGTCCGTACTCGGTTCGTTCTTCGGCGGAGTCTCTTGCTCGTACTTCCAGTAGATGTGCGCGCATACTACGCCCACGGTCTGCGCATCTTGGATGCCACCCAGCACAACCTGAAACCACGGAATGGACTTTGTCAGCCGATACTGAAGCAGGTGCTTCATGATATCTGAGCTGATCAGCTGCGCCTTGTTTGTCTGGTCTTCGGCCGAAATGCTGACCGTGTCCATGTTGGAGAAGAAAGCTGCCGCAGCGGCAGCTTCGTTCTTGCGAATGATTGTGCGGGTCTTCGGACGGTACAGCCGACTGCGCTTCTCGTACGCGGGTGCGTTGTACTTGCTGTCGCTGGCGTGTTGGCTGTGAAAGGCGCGGATGCTGTCCTCCCACTGCTTGCGGTAGTTGTTATCAATGAATGAAGTGGACGACTCATAGGCGTCGTCTGCTCTCCTAAGCCAGTTCACCCCGCCCAGCCCCACGCCAGAGTTCGGACGATCCGTCTGCGCGGTGGGTGGGGTATTCTTACTGTCCGGAGTCAGCATGGCATGCCTTTATTTCTTGGGAGCCCCGAAGCGTAGTCCGTAGGGTACGCCGAGCTCGCCAGCGTTCCTGCCTCCGCGACCCGCTCCGGCTTTGCTGGCTCCGCGCTCAGGCGCAACCTGCTTTCCATTTTGAGCTCCGCTATCCGCAGGGACGTACCCATCACGACGCATGTCTTCTTGCGCCTCTTCCATGTCTTTCAGACCACGAAGATCACTGGGAGTCAGTTTCGGCATGTCAGGCTCCTTTGATGGTCTGGAAGTGCTTCGGGTCGCTGCCTTCAAGCTTCTCGGCGAATTGGCCATTCCACCGATGAGGCAGGCCGCAGCGCTCGAGCAGCTCGCCCCCGGCCCGCATCGCGAGCTTGGCGAGGTCGCTGGCCGAGAAACTTTTAGCTGCATCGATTGTGTAGCCGTAGTTGCCGGGGATGGCCATGTTCTTGACCACGAGGGTCATGCCGGGAGCCCAGCCCACGCACCACAGATGGTCAGGGTAGTGCTGGCACAGAGTCTGAGCGACTTCCTTGGCCCTGTGCTCCATCTCGACCGTCTCATTGTCGTAGGACGTAATGTCCACGGTCTGTAGATCGTTGCCATTACGGTCCATAGATGCCCTCGTTGGATTGGTCAGTGCTTTCGAAGCGTCGCCCGTTGCTGAACTCGTAGATGCCACGGTCTGGGGCGTGGAACTCAGGTCCCCACGCCTTCTGCGCGAGATCGAGCCAGTTAACCTCTCTCGTGGTGATCTTGCCACCGAGATTCCGCAGGTCAGCTAGTGTCCTGCTTGGTTGAGTTGATTGACCCATGCTGCGCAGTGTAGCACGGCCCGGGGCCATGCGCAAGCTCTACGTAAACTCTGGCTCGTAGTAGCTCTGCTCGTGGTAGCTGGGGGCTTTCGGCTCCATGTCGTAGACGCGAGACAGGGCATCTACGAGGTCAACCTTACCTCCATGGGGGAAGAAGTGGATCTGAAGCTTCAGGTCGGCGCTGACGTCGTACACTTCTCCTACCGTGGACTTGCGACGGATAGGCCGCGCTACGCGGAATGATTGGCCAGTGCTGGCGAACTTCTTCTGAGTAGCCGTCAGTCGATCATCCTGCGTGGGGTACGGCAGAAAGATCTTGTGAGCCTCGATGTCAGGACTGAGCCGCTGCACTCGGTCGGTCTTCGCGCCCTCACCATCGCGGGGCCACTCCAGTTCTCTGATGGGGAAGTGTCCACCCTCGTCAGGCTTCTTCATCTGCTCTTCAAAATAATCAAAGTCGGCCTGCGCGCCGAAGGACTCGTACCCCACGTAGATGTTCTGCACCCCGGGGGCTCTCCGCCACTTGTGGTAGAGCATCGCGGTGTTCTCCCACCGCTTACGTAGATCCATCTGGTGGTTGAATCCGTCCAGCAGGTACTTGTTCATGGCGTAGTCAATGCCCAGCACGACGATGCCAGTCTTAGCGCTGCCCTTCTTCTTGCTGCGGGCGGGGTCGACCATGATGTAAATATTGAGAGTTTCTGGGCGGACTTCGTAGTAGCCGAGATCTTCTACGTTGAACATCCGCTGCTGCCCGCTCAAGGGGTCTTGCAGCATCTGGCATGCCACCGTGGCTTCACCCTGAGTCTTGACCTTCTCGTCCCAGACTTCCTGAGATAGGAATACCGGGGTGCCGTCCACCTTGCCATCGTCCGTGGCGGGGTACTTCCGCACCTTGACGACTCCGCGGTCCATGATAGTCTGGTACGTATCAGCGTACGAGTACCGAGTGCCGATGTGCCACTTCCGTCCACCTGCGGCCCCGAGGTTGTCAGACATTTCCCACGCGGCAGTGGTCTTCTGAATCTGCTCCGGGGTGCCTACCGACTCAGTCGTGACAACGTCATCGTACACGAGGAGCTTAAAGTGCTTGGAAATCGGCTGCCCGTCCACAAGCCCGTGAGCCTCGATGGTCGACTCCTTCGGGTTCGTGGTTCTACGAACTACGAGCCCGTTGTCCAAGCTCCACGAGCTAGACTCGCGGGCAGGTGACTCGTAGAAAATCTCGGGAAACGCCCGGTGCAAGTCCTTGTTCTGCTCGAATTCCTGCTGAATCTGCCGCAGGAATGCCTTGGCGATCGGCTTGGTGTGGCTGAAAATCCCGATGGTAATGTTCGGATCTCGCAGAACTTCCTGGATGATCCCCGCGAACGTGATGATAGTACTCTTGTAGTGCTCCCGTGCCCAGAGGTCCAGGTGCCCGTCGGGCTCTGCCTCGACCTCGCGGCAACGGGCGTACAGCCACGGATGCACCGCGTCCATGCGGTGCAGCATCCGTACGAGGAGATAGTACCTGTCGTTCAGGCACAGCCATCTCTTGGCTTGGTCGCCAGCCTGCTCCTCGAGAATCTGCCAGAGACTGGCAACCTTCTCAAACGGGGCTGACTGGAGCTTCTGTACGACTGGGGCTGGGAACATCTACGCGCTCTGCGAGCGGAGTCGCCCGTCCGGGCGACTCCGCTGCAAGTTCCCTTGGGACTTGCAGTGCGAGTACCTCGTCGAACTTCGACATGATCTTGTCCAGCCCCTTGGTAACTTCCTCGGGGGGACGCGTCTGCTCGGGATCCTCGATGAGCCCGGCGATGGAGTACGCCTGACGTTCGAGCAAGACGATTGTCTTCAGTGCGTTGGCCAGACTGGTAAGGCTGGCGCTGCGATCCGGCATGGAGATGATTCTCCGGTACCTGTCGTTGAGCTTGTCACGGTTACGCTCGTCGGGGGAACGTAGGAGATCTCCGAGGTCCTCAAGCTCCTCTACGTGCAGGATGGTCTGCTCAAGCTCGTCAAGCATCATGGACGCGATGCGCCGCGCTCTGGCAATGTCTTCACGATGCTGTACCAAGACCTGTGACTGCATGACCGCAGTTACCTGCACGACCTTGGCCTTCTGGGCTTCTACGAGTTCGGTGCGTTTCGCAGCGATCTTCGCTTCCGCAGCGGCTGTGATCTTCGTCTTGGCGTCTGGGTCTCGCACCCATCCTCTGCGAGAAGCCATACCGATCAAAGCCATGTGCCCACGGTTGATCGCTCTCGCAATTACCGCTGGGGCGAGGAGTCCCAGCTCCCACTGAGCTTGCGCCCACACCCAGTCCCCATCGGCGGGGGATGGTTGTCCTCGGAGCTCTGCAGGGGTTGCGGGCATTGTGCGATGCTGACTTGGCGTAGCCAAGTCAGTCTACGGTCGAGTTGCCGTCGTAGGCGTTGTACCCCGTCTGTGGGCGGTAGACACGTCCGGCGTGGTGGGAGCCGTGCATGGAGCCCACTTGTCCGTACATGGCGAGGCGACGGGGGACGTCAGGATTCTCGCTGCGGGCGATGACGGCGTCCAGCTCGTGGCTGCCCGTGATGTTGGGCGTCTTCCTGAATTCCTTCGGGGCACATTCGTGGCAGGGGATGCCTTTGTGTTCCATGCTGAGCTCCTTGGCACTCGATATGCCGTGCGCCCAGTATAGCACCTAGATTTTGGCGGCGCAAGTGGGACTTGCAGAACGCAAGTCCCACTAAAATTTCTGAGATCCAAAATTTTGGGATCCCAAAATTTTGGGAACCGATATCTATGCGGCATTTTCTAAGGATTTATGATTGGGCGCGCAGCGTGGGCTCGTGACAAGCACAGGCCCTAGGGCCTCATGTTTTGAGACGGGTTCTGGATTCGGCTCCGCTCGGGTCAGGGGGACCCAGACTGGTGCGCGAGGCACCGAGTCGGTGCGAGCTGCCCCAGATCGGTGCGAGCTCCGTCTGGTCGCACCGAGTCAGTGCATTGTCTAGTGCATCCGCACCAAGTCGGTGCGACGTTGGGCGCTGCCCGCCCAACGTGTAACAATTTGTAACGGTCGGTCGTTGTAAGGTTGGCGTAAGTTTGGTCCATACAATAGGCAACACCAGCCGCTTTTGGCTGGCGTTTACTAGGAGTTAGAAATGGCCAAAAAGCCTACCCCCCAGCCCGCAACCCCAGCCGCAACCCCAGCCGCAGCGCCCGCAGCGCCCGCAGCGCCCGCAGCGCTGGCTAACATGGCAGCAACACTGGCAGCAACACCAGCCGCAGCCCCAGCCCCCAAGGTGCATATGCTGCAAGTGGCGGGCGCAGCCCTTAAGGCTGCGCACCACGTAGCCACAGCCAAAGGCATTAAGGGCATGCCCGCCAATATCGCCGCACAGGCGTACACACTGGGCGCGTCGGCGGGTAAGTACGCACCCAGCGCTGGGCACGTCAACGCGGTGCAGTGGGCTGCGGTGCAAAGCGCCATCGCGGCTGGTGGCGGGCAAGCCACTGGCGCAGCCATAGCAGCCGCTTTCCAGGCTGCGGGCTTGCAGCCCGCACTGGCTGCGGGCTTTGTAGCCTACCGTACCAAGGCAGGCGGGCTGGCCATTGCCAAGCCGCAGCCCGCAGCCACTGCACCCGCAGCCTAGCCAGCCGCACCCAGCCTAAAGCCCGCCAGCCCTGCTGGCGGGCTTTTTGCGCCTGTCCAGCGGCCCAGCGGCCCAGCGGCCCAGCGGCCCAGCGGCGACCATGCACCGAGTTGAGGCGAGCACCGAATCAGTGCGCCCCGATTCGGTGCGAAGCGAGGCGAGCTGAGCGACGGAGCTGACCCGAACTCAGTTCGTTTCAAAGTGATCCGTAATGATCTTAGTGAAGAGTTCTTACCTCGCGTGCGTGTGGGAGTCTAGGCTCGGTTCAGAAAGATCAGAGTTGAGCCCGGAGGGCTCAACTCTTGCAATTAGGAGCTTGGGGACTGCAGCCGAGCTTATAATGGGGTATGGGCCGCACGGGGCGGTTCATGTACTAGTTAGGAGTTTCTTATGAGTATCACGTGGAAGGCGCCAGTCACAGACAAGGCGCTAGCGAAGTTCCTTGCTGAGGAGTACAAGAAGGAGACGAACATATCAGTTCACCTGTTCAGCGTCGTCAGGGCGGAGTTCAAGGCGTTCAATGGGGTGCTGGGCATCACCGACGGTCAGGGCACCCTGTTCATGGAGGCGGGCAACATCTGGAAGAGTTATGGGGCTGGCAACCCCATCCCAATGATCGATGCGCTGCGGCGCTGCAACTGCCCGGTTCGGGCCGTGGGGTGAATCATGCCTCTAATCGTTGGTCACAATGATCCGGGCTATCTGCCCGACCGGGATCCTCGGGAAGTGAGCTCGCTGCAAGAGGCGAGGGAGACACTCCGTGAGGAGATTGAGTATCATTTCATGCCAGAAGTGGACGGGGAGGAGCTCACTCAGGGCGACGTCAAGCAGTTCATGCGTCGTGCCGACCTCGTTGAGCCGGGTTCAACGCTCATACTGAGGGGTCATGCCTTCTGGGTGCAGTGAGCGCTGAGCTCCGCAGGAGCTCTGAGCGCAAAGAACGAGCCGCACGGCTCGTTCTTTTTGTCATCCGACACGAGCCCGGTTCGTTTCACAAAGATCTTAGTGCTCATTAATGAGAGGATTCTACCTCGCGCATGCGTCAAGTATCAGGGGCTCTGTTTTGGCCGCACTATTTTGGGGCGCTAAGGGCGTTGTCGTGACCTAAACCCTCAGCCCCCAGCTCGCCGCCCCAACCTCAAACTATCTAAGTATGACCCTCAGTGCACATCTAAGTTAGTGCCTGCTTACGAGCCGCTGTTACAACTTGTTACTCTTTCGTTGCTTTTATGCCTAAATCCTAGGGTAAACCCTATCGCAGGTAGCAAGCACAAAAAACAGCTTGCTACCTCGTAAGTTGTTGTTTTATAAGGCTTTTTTGGTCAGTGGTAGCTGGTAGCAAGCTGGCGCAAAACCGCCATATATAAAAAGCTAAGTTAGTGCATATTAACATTACTTCTTATACCAAAAGACACATATAAGCGGGGTAGATACGCTTTGGCGTTTTTAGGCTCTTATACATGGAGTTGCTTGCTACCTTGCTACCTTGCTACCAGAACCCAAAAACCCTATATAAAACAACAAGTTGACAGGTAGCAAGATAGGTAGCAAGCCCTGTGCATAACTTTTGTCATGCTACCGCAATTTGCAATGCTAGGGATGTTTGTGGGAAACTTACTGCTGCCTTACAATGGGTACCCAGCCCGCAGCGCTGGGTTTCATGGCTCTGAAGCAGAGCCAATAAAGAGGCCTCAAGCAGAGGGTGAGAGTTCCGCTTGAGGCCTAACTGATGAAGACAAGGCCAATTATACCATGCTTGCGTACTCAAAAGTGCAGGGACACGTCGCCGACAGCTCGGTAGTTCCGCCAGAAGTCTGGGCCTATCTAGCGGAGCGAGGAATCAGCAGATTTCTAGCCACCACGCTAGAGCTGAAGTTCCTAGAAGCTCACAAACTCATGGCCGCCGCGAGGGGCGCTCCGTCCAACTACTCAGAAGACACCCGCTGGGCCATCGTCTTCCCCCACTACGACTTGCGCGGCGACCTATTAGACTGGTGGAGCGCACGACTCGTCAGCGTCGGCCTTGCCGCGCAGCGCCAAGACGCTCCAAAGCTCAGGCTAGTGCACTCGTTCGCCGACGTAGCGACGCTCCCTTCGTTCGGCAAGATGTTCTGCCCGCCCAACGAAGCCCCGGCAGTGTATCTCCCCCGCGGCAGTGGGCTACCCAACTGGGACCAACTGCCCGATGGCCAGCGCGTATTCATCCACGAATCAGTATTAAAAGCCGTCAATGGGGCCGCGCTAGGCTCTTACGGAGTCGGTCTTAACGGAGTGTGGGGCTGGCGTAGCCAGAAGCACGGCATAGCTCTCGCAGCGCAACTGCGAGAGCTTCCATGGAAAGCCAAGAAGCTCCAGCCCGTCATCCTCTTCGACACGAACATAGACACGAACTGGCAAGTGCAGGAAGCCGCCAAGCGCCTCGCCGTCAAGATCTTAGAGATCACAGGCCAGCGAGCTAAGCTCCTACGCATGCCAGACCCCAAGGTCTGGGCAGGTGCCCTTCCTTCGGAAGGGCACAAGGACTATGGATTCGACGACTACGTGCGACTTGCTGGCCGCGATGCAGCCTGTGCTCTGCTTGCAAGACCAGACGACGAGCTAGAGGAACTAGAGCTGCACCCCGTTGAGCTCATGAAGCTAGAGCTAAACTCCAAGGTCGTAGTCGTACAGTCCCTAGGAAGGATTGCCGACCTAGAGACCGGAACGCTGATGTCGCGCCAAGTGTTCACTGACGTCAACTACGCCACCTACACCGCAGAGGTGGAGGCAGCTAACCCCGAGCATCCACCCAAAATAGTCAACGTGCCGAAGCTGTGGTTGGCTGACCCCCGTCGCAACTCCGTAGATGATCTAGTCTACGAGCCCGGGCAGCAGAAACTCATCTGTGGACCCCTACCCGGCTCCACCGGGCAAAGCCACCTGAACACATGGAATGGATGGGGAGTAGAGCCCCACTACGGGGACGTGACCCCGTGGCTGACCTTGCTGGCCAACAACGTCGAGGACGAGGAACTCTCCACGTGGATACTGGACTGGCTCGCCTACCCCATCCAGCACCCGGGCGAGAAGATGAACTCCCTACTCCTCCTATTCGGCCCGAGCGGCACGGGTAAGGACTTGTTCCTAGCCCCCATCCACAGGATCTACGGGAGTCAGAACTCCATCAAGATTTCCACGGACGAGCTAAAGTCCAGTTTCACGTCCCTATACGCCCAGCGCCAGCTTGTACACGCCGACGAGCTGAAGCGGGTAACCGACGCAGCGGACTACGTCAACCAGAAGATCAAGGGGCTCGTCACCAACGAAACCCTGACAGTCAACCGTAAGGGGGATCCAGAGTACAAGGTGCGGAACAATGGCAATCTTGTAATTACGAGTAATTATTACGACTGTCTCAAGCTAGACGAGGATGACCGCCGCAGCGCGGTCATTCGCTGGTCTCCGGTTCTTCCAGAACTGGACCACCGGGGCAACGAGCCGTACTGGAGCGCTTACGTGGAGTGGGCCTTCGGCGAGGCCGGGGCCAGCGCCCTGTTCTATTTCCTACTGAACCGCGACTTAACGAAGTTCAACCCGAAAGCATGGGCTCCGCACACCCGCTGGAAGGAGGACGTGATCGACGCAGCGCGCTCCAGCATAGAGCGCTTCGTGGCTCAGTTAAAATCCGACCCTGACCTGCACCTGCCCCCTCTGGCAGCAGCGAGGCAGCTCTTCACCGCCAAGGAGCTTGCCAGCTACCACTACGGAGAAGAGGCCAAGAAAGGTCAGGTCGATGCGCTGTCCAACGAACTGCGAAACCAGAATTTCGTACGGGCCAACGGAGGAAAATCGCTAAAAACTAAGTTCGGTGTCAATCGCTGGTGGGTCATCCCGCGAGGCTTGACCCCGAAGGGTCAAGCTCCTGAGGACTGGTCCAAGTCAGACGTCTGCACCAAGCATCTAAAGCTGTACGGACTATAGTAGCTTGCTACAATGCACCCACGGCCAATGGGGCCGCATTTAGGAGCTCACTATGTCATTCTTCAACCCCGTCCAGAAGCCCAAGTCCGCTGTCCCAGACAGCAGAGATCTGATCAGCCACCGCATCATCAAGCATGTCAAGCACAACATGACGCCTGAGTACAGCGTGGAATTCACCTACCCGGACTGCATCCGCACGTTCGACGGCAAGAACTGGTCGGTGCGCGCTCTGCGCGGTGCGCAGAGCGCGGCGAGGGTCTAAGCTATGAAATCAGCACAGTGCTTCCGCACTGTGCGCTCCGGCGCACAGGCAGCGGACCTCAAGCCCGACGAGGAGCACGAACTATGACCCCCGGCTTCTATCTGACCAATCGGGGCTACAAAGGCCCGACGGTCTGGCGCTGGGTGGAACCCGCCACAGGTGGGTTCCAAGGTCGCCTGTTCGTCTCTGTACCCATACCAGAGCGTAGCACTGAGCAACTGGCCGACCGGCTACGAGACATAGGTACTCGGAATCCCACTGAGGTGGACATCACACTGTCGAGCCTTGCCCTGACATGGCAGGCCGTACAGGAGCGCATTTTTGGCACACAATGGGTACTGGCCCAGCGTCCCGGGCCGTTCTAGTAACTAACAGGAGAATGTATGAACGTCGTGTTTGAGAACCAAGGCGAGATTGATCTGCGATCAATCTCCACATTCGGGATCTCCGTCAAGGAGAATGACAACCCGATCGGCTACTTCGGCACCGGGCTGAAGTACGCTCTGGCCGTGCTCTTGCGCATGGGCCACGGGGTCGAGATCCACTCTGGAGAGGACGCCTACAACGTCGTCATCAAGGAAGACGCGGTCCGCGGCAAGAAATTCAGCTTCGTGTTCCTGGACGACACCGCCTACGGAGGCACGGCCCGCATCCCGCTGGGGTTCACTACGGAGCTCGGCAAGAACTGGGAGCTGTGGCAGGCGTACCGCGAGCTGGCCTGCAATGTCATGGACGAAAAGGGCACGATCCGGGCGCAGCGCGAGGACGTGCCTGCCGTGGCAGGCACCACCCGAGTGATCGTCACGGGGCAGAAGTTCTACGAGACGTACCTTACCCGAGGGTCGTACATCCTTGAGTCCACCCCAGTGGCGACCCCGGGCAGTATGGAGATTCATCCCTCTCCGTCGCAAGCCCTGTACTACCGTGGAGTGCGTGTTGCGAACTTGGACGCTTACGCGCAGTACACCTACAACCTGACGACGCAGACCACGCTGACCGAGGACCGGACGGTCAAGGACATGTGGCTGGCGAACTACACCGTAGCGCAGCAACTCTGCAAGCTGACGGACAAGCACATGCTGCGGATCATTCTGGCCAGCGGCAGGAACTCCTATGAGGGCAAGCTAGACTTTGACAACAGCGTGGATGCGAGTGCAGAGTTCTACGAGGTCGTGGAGGAACTCCAGCACACCCGCCTCAGCGAGCTGAGTCAGTCGGCTCTCAGCAAGTGGATCAAGAACTGTAAGAAGGACTTCGATCCCGCCCTGCACAAGCTGACGCAAGTGCAGGCAACCACCCTCTCCCGCGCCATGCTGTTCCTGATGGATATGGGCTACGACATGCAGAAGTACGATGTGCGGGTCGTAAAGAGCCTAGGGCCTGACGTACTCGGGCTTGCCAAGGACGGCAAGATCTTCGTCAGCCAGCGGGTGTTCGAGCTCGGTGGAACCAAGATGGTAGCGAGTACGCTCCTCGAGGAGTTCATTCATCTGGACCGTCGCGTACACGACTGCACTCGCGAGATGCAGCAGATCCTGTTCGACAAGATCATCAGCATGGGAGAGGACGCCCGGGGAGAGCCGCTGTGATTCACACTCCAGAAGAAGCTCGTTCCAAGTGGTGCCCGATGGTGCGCCGCCCGCTGCAATCCCCGACCCCAATCGTGGTCAACCGGGGAGGGAATGACGTAGTGCCCGGTAAGGACACCTGCATCGCAGAGCGTTGCATGATGTGGGTGTGGAGGAGGGAGGGTGGCGCTGAACTCCGAGTGGGCTACTGCGGCCTGATAAGGCCCTAGGCACTGATTAACCAGCCTGCTAAAATTGGCGCATGGCCCACGGTGGGTCATGCTCTAGTAACATAACCTGAAAAGGACTTCAAAATGGAACGCAACATCCCGGCACTTCTCGACGAGAGTGCCCGTACCATCCACGTCAAATACCAGCACGAGGGGAAAGACGGGGATAGCTCGGAGTATCCGAGCTACACCTACGTGACGAACATCAAGGACATCAAGGCTGGCGACTATGTCGTGGTGCCGACGGCCCCGCGCAGTAAGCTGATTACTGGCAGTGGCCCGCGGTTGAGCGTGGCGCTGGTCGTGCTCGTTGACGACGACGTCAACATCGAGCCGAACAGCGACATGCAGTACAAGTGGGCGATCCAGCGCATCGACGTTGACTCGTACAACGCGTTGATGGCCCGCAACAAGGCGATCGAAGACCACGTGAACTCCGCGTACAAGTCCAACATCCCCCAGAGCTTCGCCAACACGGTTCTTGGACTGGCCCTCGGCGACGAGGGCCAGTCCACCCTGAAACTGCTCTTGAAAGGAACCCAGTCATGACCCCCCGCATCCTGCGCACTGGCGCACCACTTACCCTCGAAGGCATCCGCCACGCCGCCCCCGCCGTCTTCGCCGAACACGCGCATGACAGCCGTGGCCCGCGCTATCAGTACGTTCCCACCATCCGGCCCCTTGAAGCCCTGATGGCGAACAACTGGGGCGTGTACGAGGTCTCACAGGCCCGCCCCAACGCAGCCGACCGCAAGAGCTTCTGCCGCCACATGCTGCGTCTGCGCCGCTTGCAAGACTTCGACGTCGGCAACCGCGACGGGGTGCCCGAACTCATCATCAAGAACGCGCACGACGGCACCAGTGCCTACGAGATGACCGCCGGATTCTTCCGGCTGGTCTGCAGCAACGGCATGGTCGTGGGCAAGCAGCTCACGGGATTCCGCGTCATTCACAGTGTGAACAAGCACACCACGGACGCGATCCTGCAGAACGCCGAGTCCGTCGTGGTCGACAAGTTCCCCAAGATGATGGAGAACATCGAGGCCTTCAAGGCCAAGATGCTGGACTACGAGCAGCGTCTTGCGCTGGCGCAAGACGCCATGCGCCTGCGCTACGGCTCCAGCCTGCCCCCGTTCGAGGCCGAAGCGTTGCTGAAGGTGCGCCGCCCCATTGACGCTGCTGACGACGCGTGGACTGTGCTGAACCGCATCCAGGAAAACGTTCTGCAGGGCGGCTGGGAGACCCGCAGCATCTTCTCCGGACGCCGCAGCGCAGTGCGCCCGGTGGAAGCCGTGGAGCCCGTGCTGCGGATCAACCAAGGGCTGTGGGACAAGACGCTGGAACTGGTCTCCGCATGAGCGACACGTTCGACCATGAAGGTGATGCGTGGGACGCAGCCTTCGCTGGCGAGCTGGATGATGAGGAAAACTTCCGCGTCGGCAAGTACACCGCTTGCCGACGCTGCGGCTCTACCTCAGTTCATTGGCGACGTCTGAAAGAAGGGTGGCGCCTGCACGACTCCAGCGGGGCGCTGCACATCTGTAATCAAGTGACCCCCGGGTGGGTCGAAGCTTTCAAGGAGAAAATGAAGTGAACTGGCAACACATCCTGTTCTACACGTTCTTGTTCGTCTGCTGCCTACTGACCGTATGGCTGGCGTGGGACGCGCTCAAGCCACGCCCGAAGCCGAAGGCCAAGCTGAATCCTCCACGGGGTATGCGGGAAGAAGACTTGCGCCTCGGGCCTACGGGCTCTGCTGCCCGTACAGAAGCAGCCCGAGTTGCCCGCATTTACGCCCCTCAGACGCCCCGCAGCGCCCGGGCAGCACCTACCCCCCAGCCCCGGCGTTTTGAGCGCTCCACGGCCCCGTCTGAGCTGCCTGTGCCAGCCTTTGACCACGGTGCGTTGCCCGCGTGGCAGGCATACGGCACAGAGGACATCCCAAGGCCCGAACCCATGCGGTCTGGCGGTGGGGGCGACTTTGGTGGGGGAGGGGCCACGAGCTCCTGGAGCTCCTCCTCAGACTCCAGCTCGTCTTCCTCCAATTCAGGAGACTGATGTGCAAACCTTCCTACCGTACCCAGGATTTCACGAATCAGCCTACTTCCTTGATCGAGCTCGGCTTGGCAAGCAGCGAGTGGAGGCGCTTCAGCTGCTGAAGGCCCTAACCGTCCCCGGTGCTGGCTGGTCTAGCCACCCCGCTGCTAAGATGTGGGCTGGACATATTAACGCTCTCGTAGAGTACGGAGTTGCCATTTGCGACGAGTGGCGCTCGCGAGGCTACAAGGATACCTGCCGAGAGAAAATCCGAGCGTTCCGCCTTGAGGGTGTCCCGTACGCAGAACTGCCAGACTGGGTGGGCAATCCCGACTTTCACTCAGCACACCGGAGCAATCTTCTGAGGAAAGACCCAGTGTGGTACGGAACACTCGGGTGGAAAGAACCTGATAATCTGCCCTACGTGTGGCCTAGGGGCAAAGAATGATTGCTTTCATAATCTGGTGTGGGTGTTGTTTCATTGCAATCGTTTTGGCCCTCGGGCTAGAGGCCATTGCTACGGCAATTAGGAGTTTGAAATGAGCAACCTTTTGCAGCAGGCGCTTGAAGAGCTTGAAAAATATGCGCCAGTGTTCGACGGACGCACTCACGCGATTGAATGTTTCCGCACTGCTATCGAGCAGGCAGAGCAAGCGCAGCCGGTATATCAGTACCGTGTTGTTGGCGGCGGCTGGAAAGACTGTTCCAGAACCCTCTACGAACAATTCAGCAAAGAGTCGATAACAACAAGGGTGCTCTACACACACCCGCAGCCATCTACGCCGCTGAGTGAGGCACCGCTAGGCGCAGCCGTTCTTGTTGATGGCAAGACAGTTGCGTGGTTCGCGGAGTTCACGGAATCTGCAAATGAGTGGTGTACTGAAAACTACTTTGGTCAGTGGTTGGCATGGCGAGCAATGCCGCCTGAGATTGTGCCCCTAACGTCAGAAGAACTGACGGCAGTTGAACAACGAGCAGCAGAACTCCATGAATTTCTGAACATCAAGGAGCAATCATGAATTGGCTTCAAAGCCTGCGGGTGGCGATACGCAAAAAGACCCCGACGCTTTCCGGTATGCCTGCTGGACGGTACGAAGTCGAATACTCGATCCCAGCAGCAGGCCACGCATCTGTCTTTGGGTGCGAACTTGATCTGACCGCCGAACAAGCTACACGCTTCCAGCAGGCGACGCAGGCTGCGACGGTCTTCTGCTCAGGCTACAACAACCCGAAGTGGGAAGAAGTGACGCGGGAGTTACAAGACTTGCTTGATGCAGCGCAGCCCGACTATTGCCACCCGGTCGGAATTATCTACGCGCTGCTTCCGCCAAAGGAGCAAGCATGAGCCTGACCAAGGCCGAAGCGGCTGAACTGAAGCGGCTGGCAGACCGCTATCGCAATGAGGAAATCGGGTATGCCGAAAGACCGAAAAAGCAACTGCACACCTACATCGACAGCCTCACGCAGACAACGCCAGAGTTGACGGATGCGGAGATTGTGTTTGCGTTGTGCAGCAAAAACATCGCAATGGTCAGCGACAAGCAACTTGAAGACATCCGTTCTGTCATCGCCGCGCATGAGGCGAAAAGGAGCAAGCAATGAGCGAGCGCGACCACGCCATCATGGAGGCGCACAAGATCACAGCCTCTGACGAGTACTTTGCAGCCAGGCCACAGCTTGACTGCAACGACAGGCGCAAGGTGTACGA